ATTAAAGTACTGGAGAGTAATCAGGTATTGGATAAAAGCCAAATATAATGTGGGTACTCCAGAATTAGACCTAATGCTGTTTCTATACAGCGAAGAGATATTCAACAAAACAAAGTTTTTAGAGTTTGCTAAGATAATGTCATGGGACGATAAGAGGTTCAATAACTTACTACGAGATGGCTGGATACACGTGTGGCGTAAGAGGGCTGGCAGGAACACAACCCTGTATGAGTTATCTCACAAGGGTAAGAGTATGATAAGGACAGTATATAGAAAACTAAATGGGGACGAGATAGGAGAATCTCCTAACATCAATCCCCTTTTTAAGTTAGACGCTTCCTATATGGATAAAAGATATAGGGATATGATAATAGAAATGAATGAGTTTATAAAACAACAACGACATCTCTCTCCTGAATAACAGTGTACACAGTGTCCTTAATGAACATAGTGTGCCCTGCAGATCCATCATAGTATATTAGGTCCTTAGAATCAATAACAGACACATCAGTTCCTGCCTTAACTACCTCACCCTTCTTATACCTAAAGTTAGAAGCATCGTCAGAGGTTAATATTAATCCAGAGTCAGAAGTAAGCTGTTCTTCTATTGGTTTAATTACAATGTATTTTCCTATTGGTTTCATGATTTATCTCTTAAGTGCGTTACTATTGCATTAGTACTTAGTATTGTTGTAGCTACACTGACTGCATTTAATAAAGCATTCCTTGTAACCTTCAATGGATCTACAATACCCATATGAAACATATCGCCATACTTCTCCGACTTTACATCAAACCCTTCGTTAGCAACAAGGTCATTGTGCATAATGTCACCAACAGACTTTCCTGCGTTCTCAAGTATTTGTTTTAAAGGAGAAGTTAAAGCATCCTTTATAATATTTACAGCCACCTGCTCATTACCTCCAACAACCTCTAACATATCATTAGCTATCGTATACAAAGGAAGTCCTCCACCAGGGATTATTCCCTCCTGTAGTGCGGAACGCACTGCACAGACAGAGTCATCGACTCTGTCGAATTTTTCTTTTTGCTCAATGTCAGAATTAGCACCTACATAGATACAACCAATACCACCCACCAAAGAAGCAATACGCTCATTTACAAAGTCACGCTCACCTTTTGTGAATGTATTGTTTTGCTGTTGCTCTTTAAGTTCTCCAACTCTTTTAGATATTTCATCAGTTACTTGGTTTTCCTTTATGATAACAGTGGTGTCTTTACCAACAATAATTTTATCCGCAGTACCTAAGTCATTCATAGTAACGATAGATAGATCATCGCCTACCTTCTCCGAGAAACACTTAGCGCCCACCGCTAAGGCAATATCTTGCATCAACTCATGTGTTCTATAGCCGAACGATGGAACAGGGATGTGACAGAACTGTAGTCCGTTTCTAACAACATTAGCTGCTAAGGTATTTACTACGTTATCAGTCAACGATCCAATAATCAATAACTTTTCTTGAGTATTAATAATTGGTTTTAGTATCCCTTCAATTTGAAGTATGTTATTTATATCCTGGTCAGCAACCAAGATTCTTACATTCTCCATTATACACTCATCCTTCTTGTGATTGTTTATAAATAGATTTGAAGAGTAACCTCTGTCAATCTTTATACCATGGGTCACCTCAGCGTATGTCTTCTCGTTCTGAGATCTCTCAACAGTAACAATACCGTCCTTACCAACTTGGTTGTAAGCGTCAGCTATAATCTTTCCAATCTCCTTGTCGTTGTTTGCTGATATAGTAGCAACGTCAAGTAACCTCGACTTGTTAAGTTTCTTAGACATCTTCTTTAGCTCGTCTACAACCTTTTCAGCATACTCATTTATAAAACGAATAACCTCAGAGATGTTAGTCTCGTCATTAATGTACTTCTGTCCAGCCTCAACAAAAGCTTCTGTTAGTACAATAGCAGTTGTTGTTCCATCACCAGCTCTCGTAGCCGTTTCTTCAGAAGCCTGCTTTACCATACGAACCGCAAGGTTCTCAATGGAGTCTAATAAAAATATAGATCTCGCAACAGTAACACCGTCCTTAGTAATAGTCATACCGCCTATGTGTTCTGGCGATTCAACAATAACTGTCTTGCCTCGTGGGCCAAGTGTACTCTTAACTGCTTTAGAAATTTTTTTGATTCCGCTAATCAACTTAGCTCTTGCCTGATCATCGAACGATAGGTCTTTAGGGATGTACCCTCCTTGTGTTTCCATTGTGATTTAATTTAATTGTTCGAGACAAATATAACAATATATATTTAATCAATAATGGTTTTAAAAATGTTAAAATAAAACGGCCCTATTATATATATATTTTTTTACTACACTCTAAAACTGCCTCTTCTCTTTTTTTTAATATTTTTTTAACACTTTAACACTAAAAGAATATAAACTACTAATATAGAGATAGTTAAGTAGTGTTAAAGTTAATTTTAAATTAACACTAAGTGTTAAAAGTTTAACACAGTAAACAAAAAAAAAGAGGACTCATAAAGAATCCTCTAATTTCAATCAACAATCAAAACAGAACAATCGGGAAAATTGTTTTACTTTTTATTCATAAACATATTACGCATATCTCTTTGGTTGCGTGCCATCTCATTACCTTCAGCAATCATATCGATCTTCTCCATTCTCTTCTTAGCTCTATTAACGTTAGCCATCATCTGGATACCAGTCATGCCATCTGGTCTTTCATTTATTAAGCGTCCTCCCTCTACAGTTAAACCGCTCATGTCTTTATATTTTCTCATCAGGTATATTTTTAACAAAGATAATAAAATTATTCAGATACCTGGGGGTTGAGGGTTATTATAGGCCACACACAACGTATGCTCTAAACGAAAACGATTTTTTTTTGAGGGGGGGGGTGTGCTTTTGATAATTTTTCTGTAGACATTTTAGCTTTTTATATGGGGATGCTCTGCTCGGTTACCTTTAGTTACTATGCTTCCCTGGTAACGCATCTCCTCGATTCCCCTATCCGATTGACTCGGTTAGTTACTGCTGTGATTCGCTGTTATCACCAACAGATAGACAACAAAATGTACGCTTTGCACAAGTCTATGACTCAAATCTGACGTTTGAGGGGAGGAGACCTTCCCTTTAATACCCCATCGAACGATTAATTCCCTCACATTTTTACCCCTAAATTCCCTCATAACTTGTTGATATTCAGATGATTAAAAGTTATTTTAAATTAATTGAAATATTTCTTGTACTATGTTGTGTATGAACAAAATATAAACTATATTTGCTTCATCAATAAACGAGTTCTTTGACATACTGATTCACTACCTACAAACGCAAGGATACCTATGCCTAATTTTTATTCATAGTATCTCACTCTGCATATGTTCAATCTGATTACCCTCGATGTGATATTGACAGGAAAGGATTTAAGATAGTATCTGATGGAATTGCGAACCATCTTAATAGGGTAAAGGTAGTGAGGATGTTATTGGGAAACGTAGTAGATTAACTGCCTTAAGCAGTTAGGTAACTCTGATGATGCCATCGAGTATAAACGATGGAGGATGTACAAGCATCTACCTTAAATGGTCGAAACACAAACGACAGATACACTTGAGATTGTATCTGTGTCAGTTACAAATTTAAACTACAATATTATGAAGATTACAAGCATTACAAAGAAGAATCAATCTATGGTAAACAAAGCGGTAAATTGGTTAATCAAGTACAATGAGTTTAATACTCAGAGAGATTTCATCTCTGATAATTTAGAATGCGAAGAGGATGAGTCTAAAGAATGGAAATCAATCAACAGAAAATGTGAGAATTCATTCGACAAATACTTGGATTATATGAGTGAATTACCCAAGAGAGAACAAACACAGATTTATAAATCTGAATTGTATTAAGATTACCCTCGAGAGAGGGTGTTAGTTACAAACCAAAAACCAAATACTATGTTTATTATCGAAATGCTTACTATCTGTTTGGTAGTAGGAACAATTTGCTATATATGGGAACAATTAATTATAGAGCATCAAGAGGATTAACATCCTCTGTTAGTTACAAATTTAAACAACTACAATTATGAGTAATTCAAGAAAAGAATGTATAAAGTTATACGAGAAAATTGCAGATGCATTTCACAATCAATCGGGAGGAGATTATAACGATACAATGTACTGCCAATGGTTAGGAGCATCTGAAGAAATGGATGAAGCAGAAGATGATGATGATTGGGATAATGCTTTACCTACACTAACTGCTTGTTGGAAGTATGTTGAGCATTGTAAGAAGATAGATGACTTACAAGAGAATATGCCAAGTGAAATTTATTCTTAAAATGAGAGAGCATTTGCTCTCTGTCAGTTACAAACCAAATTATACTACAATGACAATATTAGAGAGAGCAGTAGAGATGTTGCAAACCAAGTACGGAATAGATGCAAGAATCTATGAGAACAATTTATACTTAGCAGTATGGAATGATGAGTTATCAGATACAATAGATGTTCAAGTATCTGATGAGCAAATACAAGAATGGATAAAAGAATCCATTGAAGAGTCTTTATAGACTCTTGTCAGTTACAAACTAAAACTACAATTATGACTATTAGATTAGAAAGTGGATTGACTTACAAGTCAAATTCGGGAGACTCAGAAGTAGAAGTTACTATCAAGGTAACAGATATTACAATGGGCATCCTCAAAAATAGGTATCCTACAGATTACAATACCTTTTACGGAAGCAGTGGTGTTACTATGCCATCAACAGAATTTGGTGTTAGAACGTGCATCAACAATGAGAGTACTCTTGAGAATTGGCAACACGAAATGGTGTCAAAGTATGGCTTTAAAGCAGTTATTATCTTGAATGATGATACATCTGTATGGTTTGACAAGACATTACTCAAGGGTAATGAGGAAGATAAAGATGCTTCTGAAAAGCATATGAGAGAATACATTGAAAGCGAGAGAAAACTCGGTAGAAGTATAGATTAAAAACAGATCCCTAATTTTAGGGATGTCAGTTACAAACCAAACTATACTACAATGACAAATATTGAAATTCAATTCAATGAATTATGGGATTATCTGATTGAAACACAAATTGCTACTGAAGATGAATGTAGATTAGTATGCAGTATCTGTGGCAGTAGATTATCTTCTCTTGAAAGTATTCTTTACTCAAGAGTAGGATACAGAACATTGGAACAAGTCAAAGAAATGGAGGATTAACATCCTCTGTCAGTTACAAATTTTAAATATACTACTATGAACAAAGTTATGATACCACAAGATGTGTGGTGCGAAAGGTTACAAAAAGAAATTGACAATAGCAAAGGGAGATTCTTCTCTGTTACTTTTGTCAAGAAAGATGGCACGATCAGAAAGATGGTGTGTCGCAATGGTGTAACAAAAGATTTGCAAGGTGGCGAACTAAAGTATGATGCAAGAGCAAGAAAGAATGCTATTGTATGGGATACCAAGGTAAAAGGCTACCGAACAATACCTTTAAAGAGATTGATTGATATGAGAATCAACGGAACTGAATTTACCAACACCTTATTACCCTTTTAAAATGAGAGAGCAAATGCTCTCTGTCAGTTACAGAATAAATTAGTATATGAACTAATTATATTATATATTTGCAATTATAACGAACACATTGTAGTGTGTTTGTAACGAGGGGATGGTAATGCGTACTTTAGAGGGCTTCGCAACCCTCCATCCCACTATTAATCAAATTAAATTATTATGTCAAGCAGAATCAAAGTAAGCAAGGGCTTAATCGACAGAGTCGATGATGGCTACAACTATTTTCATGGGTACAGATTGGAGGAAATCAATACTGATGACGCCTATTACATCAAATCCTTTATGGAGTACATCGAGTTTCTCGAATCTAAAATAAAGGCAGTATCAATCTTAAAAGAACCTACCAATGAAGAATAACAAACTAATAGATTTTTCTTTAAATTTCGGAGGCTTTTACCATTCGGAACACTTAGAAACAATAGAAAATAATATTGATTCTTACGGCTATGATTGGGAGGAGGTAGACTATCAAAAAACTTATTTAAACTATTGCAAAGCATATTTAAATAGATTAAGTGAAGAACTCGAAATAGATTTAACTTTCATCTCCTTAGATAGTCCTAAGTATTACAATTTTACAACGGATAAAATATTTTGTAGCCTATCAAATAAGGACTTTAAGAGTTTATTAAGTACTTATGATACAAAAGAATTATTTAATTATATAGATGAACAGAGCAAATCAAGAGATGGTTTCAGCTCCTTTTGTAGTGGATACAAAGCAGTAAAAAAAGAAAAAGATATATTTTTACAATATCTATTTAATTATATTTTAATTGATGAAGATTTTAATATATATGATTTAGAATTTGAAATAGAGATAAAAGAAACTAACTTAATAAAACAATAATAAAATGAAAGTAAAAATAATGCAAAGAAGTGTGTACCATAAATATACTGAGGTAGAAATTGAAGTGCCTAATGACATTAAAGAAGATGATATTATGGAATGGATAAATGATAACGAGCAATTATGGGCTGATCAAATGGATGCAAAGTTTGAAAATTCAGAATATGAGTTTGGAAGTGGGGTGCATGATTATGATGGAATGAATGAGTCTGAAAGCGATACCGAATGGAGATTTGAATGTCCCCCTGATGAAAATGGTGATTCATACGGAGGACACTTATAAATATACTCTGATGAGACTTTAATAGTCGAAACTACTCGTAAGAGTAGTCAGTATAAATTAAATTTAAATAAAATGAAAAAGATATATATAGATGATAGTGATTTTATAGTAGAATTTATTAACCAATTAAATTAAATTATTATGCCAAATCACGTTTACAACACGCTATCTATTGGTAATGAGATTACCGAAGAAAGACAAGAAATCTTAAATGCTATTGAAAAAGCTGGTGGCATTTGTAGATACTACAAGCCAATGCCTTCAGAACTTGAGGGTACAACATCTCCACAAAGAGTAGGAGATGGAGAGGGACACACTATTACAGAGTCTAAATCAGCAGAACTTAAGCACAAGTACGGATACGATAATTGGTACGATTGGGCTTATGTTAATTGGGGAACTAAATGGGGATGCTATGACTTTGAAATTGAAGATGGTACAATTACATATACTACTGCTTGGTCTCCAGTTGATGAGTTAATCCTTAAGCAAATGGCACAAGACTTTCCCGATCTAATTTTATCCTTTGAAGAGGAGACTGGATGGGGAGGAGAAGTTCTAATTTCTAATGGAGACATTATGGAGGCTACATCATATGATTGTCCCGAGTGGTCATCTGATGTGGTGGAGGTAGACATTATGGTTAAGGATGATAGCCCAAGTAAACTTTCAGTACAATTAACACATCTTGACCAAGAGCATCCAAATCACGACAACGGAATCGGATGGTATATGGATTACTCTTTGGAATTTGCTGGTAAAACTTTAGAAGAAGCAAAGAAGTTCTGCCACGAAGAATATATTAAAGATGAATTTACTTTTTAAAAAATTCACCCTCTTCGGAGGTGTCAGTTACAAATTTAAAAAATAGGAAGATGAAAAAGTATTTTAGAGTATGTTACGACCATAACAGAATGATGGAAGTTCAACAAGATAGAATTGACACACATAAGGAAGCTATGGAAGTAGTTAAAGAATGCGAAAACCTTTTTGATATGGATTGCTGGGTAGAGGAATATGAAGAGCAACCACCTAAAGAAGAAAGGGTTTATGCTTATCCTAATTCAGTAGATGGATGGGAAGATATTTACACACAAGATTAGATATGCTCAGAAAAATGATATTATGGCGAAAGGTATTAATTGAGAAACTCAAGCCGTTCCCTAACAAACGATTAATACAGAAACTACAACAAAAAATTGATAAATTATGAAAATACTATGGATAGTAGTGCTACTACTTATGAGTTCCTATACCCTATTACACCTCTACTTTGATTGGAGGATGGAGAAATGGACAAAAGATTATAACAAAAGAATTAAAGAGTATAAAGAAAAACAAGATGAACAGAAATAGCGAACAAAACACCTACACACCAGTAGTTAAGTCAGAAACCAAAGTAAAAGTGGCTTTAGCTAAACTCTTACACTCAATGGGATACTCCAAGGAGGGTATTGCAACATTGATGGAGTTAAGTTTAAGCAGAATCAATGAATACTTAAAAGAACGTTAGATATGAAAAAAGAAATTAAAGAGTCAATAATTATAACTACATATTGGCACGAAGACGAAGATGGTTACGCAATAATTGACCACGAACTTATGGAGGAAGAGTTTTATAGAAAAATGAAAAAACTTGATCTATCCACTAAAAAAGGTTATAGAAAAGCAGTTAATAAATTAATAAAAAGCAAAAATGAAAACACCAAATTATTATAAAGGAGTACAATACGGAATGGAAGCCCACGAAGTTATTGAGGACTTTGTCGGTGATAACTACAATATGGGGGTGGCAGTAGCCTACCTCTTACGTGCTGGAAAAAAAGAAGACAATGATATTGTTCAGGACTTAAAAAAGGCTATTGATCACTTGCAATTTGAAATAAAAAGACAAGAGAATTTAAAAAAACTATAAACAAGTCTTGCTTAAAGTATATTAAAAGTGTACATTAGCAGACTAATTAAATTAAATAAAATGAAAAAAGAAGTCTTCGATAAATATGCTCTTGCAATAGCAGAGCAATTCCATTTATCTCTCGAACAAATGTTTGAAAAGAAACGAAGAAGAGATTGTGTTGATGCAAGACAAATGCTCTACTATCTTTGTATGGAAAGACCAATTAGAATATCTTATATACAACGATTTATGGAGGAAAACGGACACTCTGTTACTCACTCCACAATCATTCATGGCTATAAAAAAGCAAAACAACTTATAGATAGTGATGATGACTTTAAGGGTCTTATCAAAGATATTACTAATGCATAGCTTGGAAGATATTCATCAACAAGCATTGCTTGATCGTTCCACTTACCATAGCAGTACCAAGCATAAAGAAACCTTTGTAAAGCTGGGGGTAATGCTAAGAAAGTTTCCCAATAAAATTGAACTGGTAAATTGTCATAAGGGAGGAGATTATTTTACTCCTTTTACTAATGATGAGGTTCAGATGTTTAAAGTAAATGGATGGAAAAAAGGTGTGCTATTATTTCTAATTAAAACATATAAGCTAAAGCTAAATATGATAGAGGTAAGAATACAACAAGAATTAAATGGAAGAAAAAACGATAAGTATATTAAAGGATTAAAAATAAAGCGAGAAAATATTTTAAATAAATATTCTAAAAGACAAAAACAATTAATTAAATTAAATTAAAATGGAAAAGAACAATTACAAAAAGTTATCTGCTATTGATATTAGTGGATTGGTAGAAAAAAAGGGAAAGTTTAACTACTTATCTTGGGCAAGTGCTTGGAATCTTATAAAACAAGAACATCCTAATGCTCAAAGAAATGTATATGAGAACGACCATACTGGATTGAATTACTTTACAGATGGTAATTCAGCTTATGTAAAGGTGGGTATTAATATTGATGGTTTAGAGCATATTGATTACCTACCTATTATGGACTTTAGAAACAACTCTATAAGTGTTGGTAAGGTTACATCTATGGATGTAAATACTGCAATACAAAGATCAACTGCTAAAGCTATTGCAATGCATGGATTAGGATTAAGTCTATGGATCGGAGAGGATATTACTAAAACAATAACTGCTCCAGTATCAAACACTACCAGTAAGCCAAAGACAATGACACTTATGGAGTTAAACATTGGAGATGCTAATTGGTCCAAGGTTATGAAGTATATTGTAGACAACAAAGAACTCGGTCTTCCAAAAATTGTTAAGAATCTTGAGGTTAAGTACAAGATCAAGGCAAGTGTAAAGAAAGAGTTATCATTAGCTATATAATGGAAGATGTATTAAAAAAGTTAGAGGATGACTCTAACTACTACGGAGACTTTGGTAAAAAGTGGCTATCTAATTCTGACATTATAACATTACTCAATGATCCTAAAAACTTTAGGAAACAAATAGAGATGACTAATGCTATGTTGCTGGGTAGATACTTTCATACTGGAATGCTTGAGCCACACAAGATAAATACGGATGAGTATAATTGTGTTGATGTTGCCAGTAGAAACACCAACAAATATAAAGAGGTTGTAAAAAGCTATGGCTTACCTCTTATGATGTTGAGCAAGGAGAAGCAAGCGATAGACAAGGCAATGTCTACGATGAAAAACAATCTTGAGTTCTACGATGCTATCTATGATGAAGAAAATGTTTTTGAAGTACCAGCAGTCCAAGATATAATGGGTATGCAATGGAAGGGTAAGGCAGATATAGTTGCTAAAGATTGTTTAATTGATCTTAAAACCACTTCAAAGATAAAAGACTTCAAGTACTCAGCTAAGAAATATAACTACGACAGCCAAGCTTATATCTATCAACAGCTATTTGATAAGCCATTAATATTTTACGTGGTTGACAAATTAAGTTTTGAGTTAGGTATATACTACCCATCAAGTCAGTTCTTAAGTAATGGAAAGGACAAGGTAGAGAGGGCAGTAGAAATTTATAACCAGTTCTATTCAGAGAACGCAATTGATAGTATAGATGATTACATTAATAGAGAGACTCTTTAGAGTTAAAAAAGAAAGTGCAGTTTGGTTGAAAGTTCCAACCAACCTAACTTCACGAGCCGAAGCAATAGTTTGTTATGAGGCATTAACAGAAAAGTTGGAACAAATTTTATTAAATAAATAATTATGTCAGATCAAAAAATTTATGTAGGAAATGGGAAATCAAAGTTTGATGGAGAACAAGTAGCTTGTAGCATTTGTTTAACAGATTTACCAAGTGAACACATCTTTGAGTACAATGGAAAGAAGTATATTAAACTTCTTGTACAACAGAAAAGAGAAGCTGATGAGTATAGTAAAACCCATTACGTAGCAGTAGACACTTGGAAGCCTGAACCAAAGAAGGAGGCAGTAGCAACACCATCTAAAGAAGATGCAGACCTACCATTCTAAGTTGGCACAAAGATTAAGAGGAGGGACTTCGTGTCCCTTTTCTTTTCTTTAACCTATGTTAAAGTGGCAAACGGGAAATTGCTATTTACTATTATAT